AATGCTCATAATGAGCTTTTACTTTGGTGGTCGCACCCTGGAAAAGATCATGGACATGAAGGCTAAGAGAAATGATAACCCCGCTTAGTAGAAACTTTACCCTTGAGGAGTTAACGCATACCGATCATCGGCAGTTTGACAACACGCCAAACACGGATGAGCTAGCCAACTTGCGGCTTGCTAAGTTCTTAGAGCAAGTAAAGACTGTCCTTGGTGGCAAGCCAGTAATGATTAATAGCGCATTTCGGTGCAAAGAAGTCAATGATGCCGTTGGCAGCAAGGATACTAGTCAGCACCGCATTGGCTGTGCAGCCGATATTCGTGTGCCTGGCATGACACCCGATGAGGTGGTTAAGACTGTGATGGCTGCTGGCTTAGGATACGATCAAATCATTCGGGAGTTTGACCGTTGGACACATATCTCGATCCCTAACAACCCAGAGGACAAGCCTAGACAGCAAGCCCTCATTATTGACAAACAAGGAACACGCCCGTATGCCGCTTAAAAAAGGTAGTAGTGATAAGACTGTATCCGCTAATATTAGTAAGATGGTGAAAGAAGGTCGCCCTCAAAAGCAAGCCATTGCCATTGCATTAAGAACTGCTGGAAAACCAAAACCCCGTCAATCTAGGAAAGGAACTCGATAATGGAAAACAAGGTACTTGAACCCGTAGAGGATCGTGGCAAGTCTGCCAAGCAAATGGAGAGGGAAGGTGGTGAGCGTGAAGCTGCTGCTGGTCGTGAGTATTCTGATGCAGCGATGAAGCGTGATGCCATGAAGAAGCCGTCTGCTCGTAAGATGAAGCGTTAATGGCTAAGAAGAATCCAAGCCTGTCTGTAGGGCGTGGTGAGAAGCTGTCTGTTAAAGCTGGTGCTGGCTTGACTGCTAAAGGTCGAGCAAAGTACAACAGAGAAACAGGCAGCAATCTCAAAGCACCCGCACCGAATCCTCGTACTAAGTCCGAGAAAGGTCGTAAAGCATCATTCTGCGCTCGTATGGCTGGTGTTGTGCGCAAGGCTAAAGGTCCAGCAACTAGAGCAAAAGCATCGTTAAGGAGATGGAAATGCCGATAAAGAAGGGTTTGTATTACAACATCAATAAGCGCAGAGAGAAGGGCTTGCCGCCTAAGAAGCCAGGACAGAAAGGCTACCCAACTAAGGAAGCCTTTATCCGTTCAGCTAAGACAGCAAAGCGTAAGGTTAAGCGTTAAGGTAAGCCTTAACCCCTTCGCCAAGTCTGAATATATCGGCATCTTGGCAAACCAATAGATCCATGTACCAGAATGTAATGGCTGAATGACCAGCCTTGGTTCTGTTTACATACGAGTTCAAGGTGTTAACCATATCCCAATCCTTGGTAAACCCGATCAAGCAGCCAAAGTTATCAAACATCCAGATATTGTTGTATCCAAGATCCGATAGCTTTTCATTCATCTCATAGTATTTGTCGTACTGCCATGGCTCTTTGAAATCCTCCTCAATGTAAATGGGTGGCTTCTGTGCAAACGAATAGCTATCTAATACATCCCAGTCATACCCATCCACATCCACCTTGAGTAAGCCAATGTCCTTGACCTCAAACTGCTCAAGCACTTTATCGAGCAGCTTGAACTGCGTACCGATCTTAGCCTTGTCCACTTGAACCTTGTTGCTAATTTGCAACACATTCTTATGCAAGTGCTGTAGGTGCTTATCCTCTGGCTCAATGCAGACAAACTCTAGGGCTGGATTGTTCACGCCCATGGCTACGGCTAATGCACCACAATTCGCACCAACATCCACGACCGTACCATTTAGATAACTAGCCAGGTGTGGCAAGAAACGGTCATACAAACGGTATTGGTTTTGGTAAACCGCTACCAAGTTCTCATCATTAAACTCAAGCTCTTTTCCATTCACGGTATGTTTTTTCATGTTAGCTCGCTGGTGTTAGTTGACCTTCAAATGTATATGTGCCGATGTGTGCTAGCTGACACCATGGCGCTGCAAAGACCTGACCGCCTGATTCTCTCCAGATACGGCAAAAGTGATAGTCCTCAGACAGTAAGCGATTTGTGCCTGGCTCAATGGAAGTGGTAAAGAATTCCTTGATTGGCTCAGACTGCGCCATCTTACCGCCTAGATCCACCACATCATTAGAGTAGCTTGGTACTACCTCTCCTAGCTTCTCAAACACCTCACGCTTAATCAGCATGAATCCTGTACCGCCATTGAATATCTCGACTGGCTCTCCAATGGGTACGGTGACCTCGCCCACATAGTTCACTAGGTTTACGACAAAGCTACCCGTATGGCTTTTGAGCTGATCGAATGGCACACCACGATCCATGGCAGCCTTGACTGAATACCAGTTGATCTCCTTCTTTGGATAGATCCCGCACAGCACATCCTTGTTTGCTCGGATCATGTGGATCACATCCTCTGCCCTAAACTTAATATCCGAATCAATAAACATGAGATGACTGCAATCGGTCTTGAGGAATGTATTGGTCAATGAGTTCCTAGCCCTAGTAATCAGGCTCTCATTAAACATAAAGCTAAACTCTGCATCCACCCCATTAGCCTGGCAAGTGGTCAAGAGTTGAATGATGGACTGCGTATAAAAGCCAGCGCACATCCCGCCATACATGGGCGTGGCAATAAAAATCTTAGGCTTCTTGGTGTTCTCTTGCATTTTTAAATTCCTCGATTGGTGTTAGTTGATCTTGCGTTGCAACATAGTTGTCGTGATAGCCTAGGTTTTTAATCTCTGCCACCTTAAAAAATTCTTCCCGTGTAATAGCGCCTAGGATCTCCACTAGGAAGTCTTGGTGATAGCGCACTAGGATCGCTACATCGGCTTTGAAATGAGCGTGGGATTGGAACAGTAGGTACTTAGCCCTAGTCGTCTTGACATCGACCTTCAAGCCCTTGTATTCAAAATCCCAACCTGGGTCACCCCCCAAATAATTTTCAAGATTTACGGGAATGTCTAGGTACTTGCTAACTGCCCACTCGCCCGTCAATCCTTCTCGACAAGTGCCGAAGTTATCTCGCTTCTTATCAACCCGCTTGTAGTTGACTAAGCCCTGATCTTTCTTATACTTGCATCGGTCTGCTGCTGCCCATGCGATCTCATAAGTATCCAAACTTGATAAGAAATAGATCATATCTTTTTGACTAGCCATTCAAGCAAGAAGGCAATCAGCACCATCATAAAGATGATTAAACCCTTGGAAACAATTGCCAGGAAGTCATCGTCTGGCTCGTTAAAGTCTTTCATTTGGAAGCCATTAGAAGTGAAATACCAGCAATTAAAAGGATGAAGTAAACCCATAACTTCACTTGGAATCTGCGCTCTTTCGCCCACAATCCCAACATAGCGCTCTGGATTAGTTCGGAATCCTCATCCATGTAGTTGACTGGTGGTGGCGCATACTTGCTGCCAATCTTAATCTTGCCTGTGTTGTACGGAACATTCATTTCTCACTCGCTTTCTTTAGTATTGCTCTAGCAAATAAAACATTCCAATTCTTATCTGGGGTGCAAGTTAAATTATTGGCTATTGCTTTTATTTCCTCATCACTTAACTCTTTTATTTGTGGTGAACAAGTATGAATGGAATCGCCAGTTACTCGTTGACCACAATCAAGGCAAGAAGTCCAAATATCTACTGGTTTGTTGTCCATTTCTCACTCGCTTTCTTAAACGCTTCTTTCCAACGGCTTAATTGCTCTTTCTTCCACTCATCACGCAGTTCATAATTGAATCGCAATACGCCTTCATCTGTTTCGCAGTAGTAATCAAACGCTTTATTGAGTTCCTCATCACTTAACTCTTTTATTTGTGGTGTGGTGTAGAGTGGAATACCACGACCACTAACATTAAGGTCATACACATCGCTATGCTCTAGGTAATCCATCCACGCTACTGGTTTAGCACTTTGTCGTTTGTTTAAATCTGCAACAATTCCTTTTTCTAATTCAATATGTGATTTCGCCAACTCCGCTATGCGGTCTGCTTGTTTGCGTAGCATATCTGCCGATGCCGTTAATTTTGTTTTGTCATTAAAAGAACGATGTATTACTTGGTTGTAAGTTTCAATTTTTTCTAATGCATCAGCTAACTCGTATACATTCATTTCTCACTCGCTTTCTTTAGTATTGCTCTAGCAAAATTCAGCACAAACTTAATTTCATGCAACTCTGCCTTTTGCGGTTCATAAAACCACATCTCTAATATTTCCTCATCACTTAACTCTCTTGGTGCTGATTGAAATTCTATTTCTTTAACCAAGCGTTCAATACGACCTACTTCAATTTCATAGTAATCACCCATGTCAGTGCCATATAAATCAAACAACTCAAATATTTCTTTTTCTGTCATTTCTCACTCGCTTTCTTTAGTATTGCTCGGGCAAAACCAATAGGTAAAATTCTTGTACCAACATACCACTTAACGGCAATCTGCTCTATTTCCTCATCACTTAACTCTTTTATTTGTGGTGTGGATTTATTCACCGCTTCTAAAATTCCACTATAAATTTGTTCTTCTGCAAGTGCTTTCTCAAGTTCTTCTATTTTTACCGATTGTTGGCGAAGCATATTTACTGATTTAAAGATTGTTTTATCAAGTTCTGTATAGCCATCTTCCGTCATAAATTCGCTTAACTCTTTTATCAATTCATTTGCCATCATTTATTTAACCTCATTTCTTCTGCTAACTTAATTAGCCTTGTTCCTTGAGTAATATGACTATCCGATGGTGTTACATATTCATTACCGTATATTTCTTTAACCCAAGCAACGATACATTATTGGAGGTATTGTTGTTTTGTGGATGGGTGCTTATGCAGCTGCGGTGAAGGCTGCGACAGTGGCAACTCAGCCAAATCAAGCGGGTGGCAAGATCGTTTTGACAGACGAGGCTTGCTTTTACAAAGGTAAGAACTACGAAAACTTAAACCGTGCCTACAACTACGGCAGTGCTGGTTATACAAGCGAAGGTTGCTGGGGCATGGAAGATGAGACAGTGATTGTTTACTGGATTGATACAGATCAGAAGATGCGTTATCCAGCTACTGCTTTCACTATGAGTCCTAAATATAGTAAGAAAAAGGGAAATAGCGATGGATACAGATATTAAAGAAGATAAGGCTTGGGTAACCAAGTTCCGTAACTTTGCAATCATTTTGCTTGTTGGCTTTGCCATCTCTGAGCTGGTTACTGTGCGCTGCAACAATCGTTCCATCTTGTCTCCCACAATGTTGGCATGGAGACTCACGAAGAGCCTCCAATAGTTTTTGATTACGATACACGCTGTAAAGCCCCACTGAATACATAGGTTCCAGTATGAGTCAGTTGCACCCATGGCGCGGCATGCACCTTGAAGCCATGCTTTCTGGCCAACTTACAGAAGTGATAGTCCTCTGATAACAGGCGGTTATTAGATTCTGGGTCAATACTGGTCGCAAAAAACTCTTTACTAATCTTTGGCTTGCGATTTATATCTGTGGCCAGATACATATCATTGTTGTATTCATGAACCTTATCAGCCAGGGCTTCAAACACTTGACGCTTGATCAACATAACGCCTGTGCCACCGTTATCAATCTCAAGTAGTTCGTTAATCTTGACATCTTTGCGTTCACTACCAACAACGTTTACAACGAATGTCCCTGTATGGTCTTTCAAGTCATGGGCTGGCACGCCTTTACCTACGGCGTCAACCACACGTT